CATAACTTTCTCTAGTTAAAATTTTCCCATCTTGCAGTTCAAAGAACTGGTATTTGATTTGTCTTAGGAGCATTAGTCTCTACAAACCATTTTTCGGTTGGTAATGCTAATTTATACATCTATGATATTATGAACATATAGGCCTGAACAACCTATACCTGCTGCGCCACTGGAGAGATACCATGGCGCAAAAACCTACCAAAATCCTTCTTAAACTGACCCCATCCGGGGCCAGCTTTCTTTTATTGTCTGCAGCTCACTGGTGGCAGGCATGAAGAAGAGCTGGTTCACCCACGATAACCTGACCACTGAAGAAGCGAACGTGCTGGTCGAGCGGTATCGCGAAAAGGGCGTTCGCGTAGAAAAAGCCCTCGACACGGATCCGCGATACTGGATCGTAAGCGCAGAACTGCCCCTGCAAAAGTCCAATCCAAAAACAGCGCAAAGCATGCGTTCCCGTGCGTGGGACCGATCATGAGAATTTATGACGTTGTGCCGATGGGCAAACCTCGAATGACTCGCGCTGATAAGTGGAAGCAGAGACCGGAAGTCATGCGCTACCGCGCCTTTTGCGATCACGTCAGGCTGTTGGGCGTGGTACTGCCAGAGTCAAACTCCCACGTTACCTTCGTCATCCCGATGCCGAAGAGCTGGAGCAAGAAGAAACGCGCAGAAATGGACGGCAAACCTCATCAGAGCAAGCCAGACAAAGATAATCTGGAAAAAGCGCTAATGGACGCCCTCTTTACCGATGACTCTCACATCTGGGATTCCCGCGTAACGAAGCTCTGGGGAAAAGAAGGGCAGATCATCATCAAGGAGATCATCTGATGCGGGCATTACTGAAGCCGGTAATTGCCCGTGAACTTGGCGTGGTTCTGCTTAAGCCGGGTAGTGAGCTTATGAGCCTTTTCAGCAGTGGCAGGGTGCTGGTGGAGCGCCAGCCCGAGAGCATGAGCAGCTATGCCACTGGCCGCGTTCCTGATGCTCTCCAGCCGCTGGCATGTGAGCCAGCGCTTCGCCCGTTCTTCCTCAACAAAAAGGTTATTGCGGCCGCTGGTGGCCTTTCCGGCCTCGACTACTGGCTTCTCAACCACGCCGGCGGGCACTGCCAGAACGAACACAGCGATTACCACTATCACGAATTGACCATCATGCGGCATCAGCCTGGCGCGATTCGCCTGTGCGGTCATTGTGATAACCAGCTTCGTGAGCAGCATACCGAGGCGCTGGCAGAACTGGCACGCCAGAACGTCATCGACTGGGTTCTGGATACAATCCGAAGTTCGGTGTTGCTCGATAAGACACGTCAGCTCTCCCTGGCAGAATTGTGCTGGTGGGCCGTTATCAAAAGGGTGTTTGGCGAGCTGCCAGATTCTGTCGCCAGAAATGCACTTCGATTACCTCAGGAAAGAGAGAGCAATCGGGAGAGTGACATCGTACCGAGTGTACCGGCCACCAGCATTATCGCGGACAGAGTTGCTGAGATGCCCCTGCCTAAACCAGAGGTAGTGACCATTGTTGAACCTGAATCACCGCTGACCTTTATGAAGCGCCCCAAGCGCATCCGCTGGGAGAACTCCAACTACCTGGCCTGGGTTAAAACACAGCCATGTGCATGCTGCGGCCAGCGTGCCGACGATCCTCATCATTTAATCGGATGGGGGCAGGGTGGAATGGCAACGAAGGCCCACGACATTTTAGTTATTCCGCTTTGCCGAATTCATCACACGGAACTGCATAACGACCCGGGCAAGTTTGAGCGCAAGTATGGCGCGCAACCGGCACTGATTATTAATTTGCTGGACCGGGCCTACGCGCTCGGCGTTCTGGCGTAAGGAGAGTTACAGATGACACCACGTCAACGCCGCAATCACGTAGAGGCTCTAGGTAAAGCAGCTGCAGCACCACGCAAAAGCTGGCTCGGTAAATTCAAACCATTAACGGGCGTGCAGTCTGGATGGATTAAGTCGTTGCTTACGGTTTGGGGGGAAGTTGCTGGAGGGAAAACTCGTGCCCAGTATCGGCTGGAGAACTGCAGCCAGTTCTGGTCTGAGGTAAAGCAATCAGAGTGGTCGGATACCCAGCTTTCCCGGATTACCGAGGCGTTGGCTACAGCCCGTGAAGAAGGGTTTCGTGGGGTTCAGGCTGCGCTGCGCGCTAAAGCCATTCTGTGGCCTGTTACCCTGTCAAAATTGATTGATGATAGCGAGCGCCGCGATGACTCGGACTTTATCGAACAGGTAATGCTGGCAACCTTCGACTCTCAAGATCCCGTTTATCTGGTCGGGCTGCAGTTTTACACCACTCGTAAGAAGATTTCAGACATCACCCGAGAGCTTCAGGCCGTGGCCCCATGGCTGACTAACGGCGAGGCCCGTAAGCGTGTTCGCTGGTGCCTTGAGATATTTCAGGCGAAGGTGTTTCTGGCCGTTCGCCGGCAGATCGAAGTAGAGAAACATTGAGGGACACGTCGAAAATTTTCAAAGAGGTGTTGAAAACGGGCCAGAAAAGTGAATAATCCATTCATGCTTGGCAGAGCTGCGCCACGATGGCAGCGTTGAGAAGCCCTTATCAGACAAATTCAAAAACCTCGCTCAGGCGGGGTTTTGTTGTTTCTGGGGCAGCCAATAGGGGGGGGGTTAATCCCCGCATCTAGCTAGGCCCAATTAAATCACAGAGCCTCTCCCGTAGACGATGGCAGGAAGACTTATCTGTGGGTTTGTATCCTTGATTGACGGCGAGAATAATTTACGCAAAATTATGCCTGTGGCGAATCCTTTCTCAGCGAAAGGGCGTTCCTGTCGACTGTGAATTGCAGATATGCTCGCGGCCTTACTGACACGGGGTGAGGTCACCGGGAGGCACCCGGCGCCACAAACTCTCTCACATATCTCTTTTATCCATAATCACCCATACTTGAACGCATAAGGCGGAACAGAGACTAATAAGACGGGAGTTATGGAAGAAGGTTTCTACTGGATACATCATACCGGCAGAGTGCAGGTTGCGTACTACACCAACGACGTGACCGATGACCTTGAAACGGGTCAGGAAATCACAGGGGTGTGGCATTTGACGCAGGGTGATGACCTTTGCAACAACGGCGAGGCTGAGGTTCTAAGCGGGCCGTTGATGCCACCAGAATTATTTTAGCCTGCAATTCTGTGTTCTTTTTCATGTGTATCAGAACTGGTGCTATCTTTAAATCGTGAACCAAGCCATAAGCCCTCAATGGATATCCTGACCGGGAAGTGACTCTGCTCGACACAGATGATAAATGGATGATGGCTAGGTAAATCACCTACCTACTTAGATTTTCCAACTTAGTTAGGCCTGCTGAATAAGCGGGCCTTTTTTTATTCCCCTCATTTCTGAGAGGACTCACAGCAATACGAGGGGTCTTAATGTCCGATCCTGTTTCTGGCACTACGGTAGCCGCTGGTGGTCTGATGGGGGCCAGCATGTTTGGCCTGGCAACCGGCATTGATTACGGAGTGGTGTTTGGTGCATTTGCAGGCGCTGTTTTTTATGTTGCAACGGCGGTAAACATCACCCGGCTTAAGCTGGTTGGATACTTCATCACATCATTCATCTTTGGCGTTATCGGCGCGCCTCTGCTTGGCTCTTACTTCTCCAAATGGACGGGTTATAGCGACAGGCCACTTGATGCGCTGGGGGCGGTTATCGTAGCCGCTATTGCTATTAAGCTGCTGACGTTCGTCAACAGTCAGGATTTGGGCAGCCTGTTTGGAATTCTTTCTCGCTTACGCGGAGGAGGGACCAGCAATGGTAACAAGTGATCCGAGTGCGGTGGCGAATGCTCTTATCAGTGGAGTGATCGTCGTTGCTCTAATGTTCTACCAGCGCGGTGGGGCGAGACATCGCCCTCTGATATCACTGATGGCTTATTTCACTGTGCTGGTATACGCCAGCGTCCCTTTTCGTTACCTGTTCGGCCTGTACCATGAATCACACTGGTTTGTGGTACTGGTGAACGTCCTGATTTGCGCCGCCGTGCTTTGGGCTCGCGGTAATCTGGCAAGATTACTAAAACCAATAATGGATTAAAAAAAAGAGCTGAAGCGACATCACTTCAACTCTTTAAAGCCAGTAAAGGCGCAGGTCATTATTTGAGGTGGATTGTGATCTAGGTCACATTTTATTGCATCCTTTTTGTACTTTTTTTAACCTATTAATTCTGGCGGTTGTGCACAGAGTGTTCTTATGAATCTAAAAAAATTTCAACAGGCGGCTAATATCAGCGCCGAGTTAGCTACGCGTTGGTTTCAGGCAATCTCTGGCGCGATGAAAGAGTTCGAGATCACCAATCCTGTAGACCAGGCGATGTTTATTGCTCAAGTAGGGCATGAATCAGCTGGTTTCACATTGCTGGTGGAGAGTTTCAACTATCGCATCGCGGGCCTCATTAACTTCATCCGCGCAGGACGCCTCACTGCTGACCAGGCTAACTCACTTGGCCGTCGTTCTGAAGAGCGTACTCTACCGATTGAGCGTCAGCGTGCCATTGCGAACCTGGTATATAGCAAACGCATGGGGAACAATGCCCCCGGCGATGGCTGGTTATACCGTGGTCGCGGTCTTATCCAGATTACGGGTCTGAACAATTATCGTGATTGTGGCAACGGCCTGAAGGTGGATCTGGTTAAGCAGCCAGAGTTGCTGGCTGAAGACGTTTACGCCGCCAGAAGCGCGGCGTGGTTTTTCGCTACTAAGGGATGCCTGAAGCATTCCGGCGACCTGGTTCAGGTGACAAAGATTATCAATGGCGGCACGAACGGACTTGAAGACCGTAGGACTCGTTTCGGGAAAGCCAAAATCGCATTAGTGTGAGGTTGATATGGGAACAGTTCAGTTAGTTATAACCATCGCGGTTGCTGTAATTGGTGCTATCGCAGCTGCTTTCGGTATCGGTCATTCACGCGGCACCAGCAAAGCAGAAGCCAAAGCCGATCAGCAGCGAACGGAAGATAAGGCTTCCGCCAAAGAGGCAGTAGCAGAACGCCGGGTAGAAGCCATTAAAGAGGCCAGTAATGTACAGCAGAGTGTTAACCGCATGCCTGATGACGATGTTAATCGCGAGCTGCGTGAATCGTGGAAGCGTCCCGGTGGTGGTTGATACTGCATGTGACTGGGTGAAGCCAATCTACCTGACTGATCACGACATCGAGGTTATGGACCGCCAGACGAAGAAAGATGTACTGGCACATAACAAAGCGTGGCGAGGGAACTGCAGCTGAAAAATATCCCTTCCGAAATGAAATCCAGCAGTTCAGAAGGGAGACCAAAGTGGTCATCGTTTCAAGGTGTTCAGAGAGTAGTACAAAGGATGAGATAAATCTTAACCATTAGAATATAAAACTATTTCTCTTCCATTAAGGTTTTATCTAATGCCGAGTCGTTATCATTTTTTAAAAGCACAAAAATTCAATGCAACTCACACTAAAAATTACTCCATACACTATTTTTAAATGGCACAAATGATTCGACATCTTTGTCATTCAAGTTAATCCCCCTAAGCGGCGGGGCATCCAGTAGAAGCTGGACGAATGCGAATTTGCTTACTGGAGTGAGTTCACCGGGAGGGACCCGGAGCTTGAGCTGAAGACTAAGGGAATTGATATAACATCGAACGAAGTGTGATTTGCTATCTACATTACTGCTTGACCCAGGCCAGTTCTGTCCGAGCTGGTCTTTTTTTATAAAAAAAAGCCCTCTGGGAGAGGGCAACACAGATACATATTTGCTTAAGTTTGAACTCTTAGGCCCACAGCCCTCATCCATGAGGTAACCCTGGTGTTGGTAGGAGCCCGCACAGGGATTAAATAATTCTGGAACAAAATTTCAGGCACACCAGCTCGAAATGTGGTTTAGGATTATTCTTTTGTTGAGTGTATGTTCATAATAATACGGCAGAATTTAGCTTTTCTACAATCGATTGCAGTAGAAGTTAAATGCCTCTTCAGCTCATTAACGATTCGCAAGCTAAGATTCTTGTAAAGAAGCGATTGATTGCGAGAGGTTTGATTGTCCCAGATTATAGTTTTTGCTGACAACGCATCACCAAGACTGCTTAAGGTTCCTGAGTACAAAAGCCAAATTAAGTATCTCTACTCAAATGGTGAGGTTAAGTGGCTTAATGTAGTGATGTATTTCGCAACATTTCTGAGCGGAAAAACAAATGTAGTCCTCATCGCATCTGACAGGTCTCTAACCAGACAAGACGTTCTGGATGCTGAGGCTTCTTTGGAAGTGTAATTCATCAGCTATTGAGCAAATTAATAGCCACCTTTGGGGGGCCTTATAATTCTGGGGTCTGCACCGACATTGCCATCATAACGCACAAACCCGCTAATGTATTGAAACGAGCGCTGGCGCAGCATCAGCAGTTTATACAGCCCCGCGCGCTGGTGGGTGTGATCGATAATGGTTCAAACCCTGTAGTGTTAGTGGCCGACAGCTTGCAGCTACTTCGCTTTTAAACATCGTGAAGCATTGTTGCCTTAACGACTCCCCAATCATGCTCATTCTGAAGGGTCCTCCTGGCGGTTCTGAACACCGAGGGGGCGAGGACACGCGGAAATCGGCTAGTTTTTTGCATTTTATGGGCTTCATCATCATCCGTTTAACCTCTTGATATTTCAGTCCTGAGCATTTGCAGGATGTCGAAATGACTATTTTTTGTTCGCCATCATGGATAATGAACTAAAAAATTTCCGGCTGAATATCACTCAGCTGGCAGCCATTACCGATCTGCACCGGCAGACGGTCGCAGGCAAGCTTGCAAATGTGCAACCCGCACCCGGCAGCAATCCAAAACTCAAGCTTTATGCCATTACCGATATTTTGCGGGAGCTGATGACAAGCGCCACTCCGTCCGAGCTGGTGGACGTCGACAAAATGCTTCCCCCCGATCGTAAGGCCTGGTTTCAGTCGGAGCGTGAACGCCTCAAGTTTCAGCAGGAAACCGGGGAGTTGATCCCGGCATCGGAAGTCACCCGAGAGTTTTCCTCCATGGCGAAAGCGATGGTTCAGGTGCTGGAAACGTTACCCGATATTCTTGAACGCGATTGCGCGATGACCCCTGCAGCAGTTGTCAGGGTGCAGCAGGTTATTGACGATCTGCGCGATCAGATAGCCCTCAAAGTTGAGCAGGCCGACTCACCGGAACAGGAGGATATGCCAGAAGAGGAGTAAGTCATGCAACAGGCCACGGCAGCGGAAGTCAGGCGTAACGCTTCCGCCATTCTCAAAGCTCCTCGCCGTATGCCTGTGGCTGAGGCAGTACAGAAATTTATGCGCGTACCGATGGGGGCCGGTAACTCGGTCCCGTGGGATCCTGCCGTTGCCCCCTATGTTATTGAGCCAATGAACTGCCTTGCGCTGCGTGAGTACGATGCGGTGGTGTTTGTTGGCCCGGCGCGAACGGGTAAAACCATCGGTCTGGTGGATGGCTGGGTCGTATACAACATTGTCTGTGACCCGTCAGATATGCTCGTCGTTCAGATGACCGAAGAGAAAGCCCGCGAGCACTCAAAAAAGCGTCTGGCACGAACCTTCCGTGTCAGTCCTGAGGTAGCAAAACGCCTTAGCCCGTTGCGAAACGACAACAACGTGCACGATCGTACTTTTCTGGCGGGGAACTATCTCAAGATTGGCTGGCCCTCCATCAACATCATGTCCTCGTCAGATTTTAAATGCGTGGCGCTGACGGATTATGACCGTTTCCCTGAAGATATTGATGGTGAGGGGGACGGTTTTACCCTGGCTTCCAAACGTACCACCACCTTTATGTCTGCCGGTATGACCCTAGTGGAGTGTTCGCCTGGCCGGGACATTCGCGACAGTAAATGGCGTCGCAAGTCTCCCCATGAAGCGCCCCCCACGACTGGCGCGCTTTCTCTTTACAACCGTGGGGATCGCCGCCGCTGGTACTGGCCATGCCCGCATTGTGGTGAATATTTTCAGCCAGCGATGGAGGCGATGACCGGCTACCGCGATGAGCCTGATCCGGTGAAAGCCAGCGAGTCGGCCCATCTGCTTTGCCCGCATTGCAACGGCATTATCACGGCAGACAAAAAGCGCGAGCTGAACGGGGTGGGAGTCTGGTTGCGTGAAGGCCAGAGCATTGACCGTGACGGCAATATTTCCGGCGAGCCTCGCCGTTCGCGCATAGCATCGTTCTGGATGAAAGGACCCGCAGCCGCATACCAGACTTGGGCGCAGCTGGTGTACAAGCTGCTGACAGCTGAGCAGGAGTACGAGGCGACAGGCAGCGAAGAAACCCTGAAGGCGGTAATCAACACCGACTGGGGGCTGCCGTACCTGCCGCGCTCTGCCAGCGAACAGCGACGCGCAGATGCGCTAATGTTGCGCGCAGAAGACTACGGTAAACGCCTGGTCCCACCCAAAGTACGTTTCCTGCTGGCGGCCGTCGACGTCCAGGGGGGAAAAAAGCGTCGTTTTGTCGTGCAGATTATCGGCTATGGCGAAAATGGCGAACGCTGGCTGGTGGACCGCTACAACATCCGCCAGTCGCTGCGCTGCAGTGAGCATGGTGAGGCGGAGCCGATCCATCCCGGCGCGTATCCTGAGGACTGGCAACTGTTGGTTTCCGATGTGCTGGAAAAAACCTATGCACTGCAATCTGACCCGGCGCGGCGCATGCCGGTACTGGCGATGGCCGTCGACAGCGGTGGTGAAGAGGGCGTGACCGATAACGCCTACAAATTCTGGCGCCAGTGCCGCCGTGATGGCCTGGGTAAACGCGTCTACCTGGTCAAGGGCGATAGTACAAAACGCCAGAAAATCATCACCAAAACTCACCCGAATAATACCGAACGCAGCGACCGTCGCGCCGACGCGCGCGGCGAGGTGCCAGTGTATCTTTTGCAGACCGACCTGCTCAAGGATCAGCTCAGTAACAATCTGGATCGTGAGACGGCCGGAGCCGGATATATCCACTTTCCCGACTGGCTGGGGGAGTGGTTCTACGAGGAACTGACCTATGAAGAGCGGGGCGCCGACGGGAAATGGCGTAAACCCGGGAAGGGTGCCAACGAAGCTTTTGACCTGTTCTGCTATGCCCACGCCGTGGCTGTCCTGCGTGGCTACGAAAAAGTACGTGACTGGGAGAATCCTCCGGCATGGGCTGCGGCGCAGGATCTCAACCCAAATATTCATGAAGGGGAACGCCCCCGGGAGTTAACCGTGAAAAAAAGCAAACCTGCTCAGTCACCTGTCCAGGCTAAAGCTGAAAAGGGTACCGAACTGTCAGGAAACTGGCTGGGTGGTTCCGGTAAAGGGGGCTGGCTGTGACGAAAGACGACATCTGGAAAACGTTGTTGATGGTTCGCCAGGCCTATCAGGATTCGCTGGATGGCAAGAGTATTTCTTTTACAGGTGTAAACGGACGCGCCATCACCAACCACGATCCGAAAGCGCTGCGCGACGAGCTTGAATACTGGGAGCGGCGCTGGCGGAAGGTCAACAGCCGCGGCGGTTCGTACAAACTCGCTAACTTTCTGTAAGGCGTTCTATGGGCATTCTTGAAAAAACACTGGGTGCGCTGGCGCCGGGGTGGGCGGCGGCACGCGCGCGTGATCGTCTCCGCCTCAATGCGTATGAAGCGGCAAGCGCGTCCCGCCTTCACAAAGCGAAAAAACAGAGCCAGTCAGCGGACACGTCGGTATTTGCCGCAGGCCAGTCCCTGCGGGAGCAGGCCCGCTGGCTGGATGAAAACCATGATCTGGTGATTGGCCTGTTCGACAAAATGGAAGACCGGGTAATTGGCGCGCACGGTATACATGTAGAGCCGCAGCCTCTCGATCTGGATGGCAACCTTCATTCCGATTTCGCCGGGCAGCTGTCGGCGCTCTGGGCCGAGTGGTCCGTACGTCCTGAGGTGACCGGCATGTTTACCCGGCCGGAAGCCGAGCGCCTGCTGCTGCGCTCAGCACTACGTGACGGTGAAGTGTTTACGCAACTGGTCAGGGGGAATGTGCCGGGCCTGCAGCATGCCACGCAGGTACCGTTCTCCCTGGAAATGCTGGAGGCGGATTTTGTACCGTTCAACCTCAACAGCACCGCAGGCCAGCAGGTGCGTCAGGGCATCATCGTGAACGAGTGGGGGCGTCCCGTTGGCTACCGCGTTTACAAATATCATCCTGCAAACATGACGCGGTTCAGCGCCGACCTTAAAACTGTGTCTGCCGAGAACATGCTTCACCTGGCGCAACGGAAGCGCCTGCATCAGCTGCGCGGCATCAGCCTGATACACGGTGTAATTACACGGCTGTCGGATATCAAGGATTACGAAGAGAGCGAGCGCGTGGCCGCCCGTATTGCCGCCGCGCTGGGGTTCTATATCAAGCGTGGCGATGCGCAGTCTCTTGGCGATGAAAATGAGTTTTCAACGCCTGGCGGCCAGCGTCACTACGATATTGCGCCGGGGATGATTTATGACGATCTCAAGCCCGGCGAGGACCTGGGCATGGTGGAGTCAAACCGTCCGAATGTACACCTCTATGAATTCCGGAACGGGCAGATGCGGGCCGTGGCCGCCGGTACGCGCGGCAGCTATTCCAGTATTGCCCGGGACTTTAACGGCACCTACAGCTCCCAGCGCCAGGAGCTGGTGGAAAGCTTCGAAGGTTACAACGTTCTGCAACAGTGGTTTGTCGGGCAGCACAGCCGTCCTGTTTACCGCGCCTGGGTAGCGATGGCACTGCTGATCGGCATCGAAGTCCCGCCGGATGTGGATCCGAATTCCCTCTATAACGCGCTTTATCTCGGGCCTGTGATGCCGTGGATTGATCCGGGTAAAGAGGCCAGCGCGTGGAAAGCCATCGTGCGTGGCGGCGCGGGTACTGAAGCGGAATGGGCACGCGCCCGGGGTAAAAATCCGCAGGAGGTTAAACGCCAGCGGCTGCGTGAAACCGAATTTAACCGTCAACACGGGCTGGTGTTTGATTCCGACGCCGCCAATGACAAAGGAGCGATGCCAGATGCAGCGGCAGAAACAAAAGATAAGCGGCGCGAGCCGGACGATGATGATTAACCCCCGCGCCAGCCTGGCGGGTGTCGATGCGGCAAACGGGCAGTGCTGGTATGAGATCCGCGCGCTGGCCGCGGGGCGTGTTGAAATTTTCCTTTACGACGTGATCGGCGGCTGGGGCATCACTGCCCAGCAGTTTGTCGCTGACTGTAAGGCGGCGGGGGTATTTGACGCCAGCGCGGTGGATTTGCATATCCATAGCCCCGGCGGCGATGTGATGCAGGGCTTTGCCATCTACAACACCCTGTCGCGGCTGAAAGCGAAAGTGGATATCTGGGTGGACGGCGTGGCGGCCAGCATGGCCTCGATGATTGTCTGTCTGCCCGGTGCCACGGTACACATGCCGGAAAATGCCTGGATCATGGTCCACAAACCGTGGGGCGGCATCGCCGGGGATTCTGACGACATGCGCGACTACGCCGACTGGCTTGATCGTAATGAAGCCCTGATGCTAAGCGCCTACATGAACAAAACCGGGCTGGGGCAGGATGAGCTGGAGGTGATGCTGAAAGCGGAGACCTGGCTTAACGGTGCCGAGGCGGTGGAAAAAGGTTTTGCCGACACGCTTGAACCTGAACTGCAGGCCGCGGCCTGTGTGAATGAAAATAAACTGAAGGATTACCAGAACATGCCAGAACAGATCAAATCTCTTTTTACGCCGCGCGCCGAAGCCCCGGTGAATCAGCCTCAAAAACCCGCGCCCGTACAGGCAAACCATAATCCGCCAGCACCTCAACAGCCTGCGCCGCAGATGACAAACATCGATATCACCGCGCTGGCCCAGCAGTTGCAGCAGCAGATGCAGACGGCGAACGCGGAGCGAGTGAGTTCCGTCTCAGCCGTGTTTGAGGCATTCCCGGCCTTCGCGACGCTGAAGGCGGAATGCCTGGCCGACTTCACCTGCAACGCCGAAAAGGCCCGCGACAAACTGCTGCAGGCGCTGGCGGCGGGTACCACCCCGAGCGCCGGTCCAGGGGCCGTTCACCTTTATGCCGGTAACGGCAATCTGGTCGGTGATTCTATTCGCGCTGCGGTAATGACCCGCGCGGGCTATGCGCAGGCCGAGAAGGATAACTCTTACAACGGTTACACCCTGCGTGAACTGGCGCGCGCCTCCCTCGTCGATCGCGGCATCGGTATCTCCGGCGCAGGGACGGCGCAGGCGATGGTCGGTCTGGCGTTTACCCACAGCAGCAGCGACTTTGGCAATATCCTGATGGACGTGGCGCACAAGGCAGCGCTGATGGGCTGGGATGAGGCCACAGAGTCATTCGAACAGTGGACCCGCAAGGGTACGCTGACCGATTTTAAAACTGCGCACCGCGTTGGTCTGGAATCACTGGCATCGCTTCGCAAGGTCCGCGCCGGGGCAGAATATAAATATGTCACCATCAAGGATCGCGGTGAGCCAATTGCGCTGGCCACCTACGGCGAACTTTTCAGCATTGACCGCCAGACCATCATCAACGATGACCTGGACATGCTGACCCGTATCCCGCAGGCGATGGGGCTTGCTGCGCGTGCCACCGTGGGCGATCTGGTGTGGGCAGTGCTGACCAGCAACCCGAAAATGTCGGACGGTAAGCCGCTGTTCCACGCTGACCACGGCAACCTGGTCTCCGCTGACCTGAGTATCGAAGGTCTGGATACGGCGCGTAAGGCGATGTTGCTGCAAAAATCCGGCGATCGCCGTCTGAATATTCGCCCGGCCTACATGCTGACGCCAGTGGCTATCGAGTCCCGGGCTAACCAGCTGATCAAGTCTGCAAGCGTGCCGGGCGCGGATGCCAACAGCGGTATCGTGAACCCGATCCAGAACTTTGTGACCGTGGCCTCTGAGGCGCGTCTGGATGACAGCAGCTCTACCGATTTCTACCTGACCGCTGCGCAGGGACGCGACACTATCGAGGTAGCGTATCTGGATGGTATTGATACGCCGTATCTGGAGCAGCAGCAGGGCTTTACCGTTGACGGTGCTGCCTTCAAGGTGCGCATTGATGCCGGGGTGGCGCCGCTTGACTGGCGAGGCATGGTTAAAGCCACCAAAAAATAATGACCGTCATCTGACGGTTTTTTTTACGGAGCGGCGCGTGCTGCTCCTTTTTATTTCTGGAGAAAAAAATGGCGAAAAATTATCAGCAGGACGGCAACACCCTGGATTTTCAGAATACCGGTGCGACTGATATTCATTCTGGGGACGCCGTGCTTTCTGGCTTGCTGGTGGGCGTCGCTCACGATGACATCCCTGCAGGGCTGTGGGGCGTGCTGCACACCACGGGCGTATTCGTTCTGCCAAAAGCGGCGGAGGAGGTCACTGTTGGTCAGAAGCTCTATCTGGCAGACGGCAAACTGACCGCGGAAGCGGGTGAGTCGGCGACTCCGAACCCTCTGGCGGGTACTGCCTGGGCTGCGGCTGCGGCGGACGTCGATGCTGTTCCGATCCGGCTGGGATACTGATGAACCGCTTTCGTGCCCGGCTGGCTCGTGCGGATGCCCGGATCTCCCGGGCTTTTTCCGAGGCACTGCCCGCCGTACTGACCATCGACGCTGAGGTGCGGCCTGTTACCGTGATTTTCGAGACGCCCGATGCCCCGGTTGACGTGCCCGGCGGTGGGCAAATTCAGGATCGCTCTCCGGCCTTCAGCGCGATGACCGCCGATATCGCGGGGCTTGAGAAGCACCACGGCGTGGAAATCAACGGCACGGCTTATCGTGTGACGCATGTCGGGGCTAATGAAGAAGGCCGCACCCGCGTCACGCTGGCGTATGGCGCACCGGGTAAGGTGCAGCCGGACATCAATAAGTGGAGCTGATATGGCGCGTGACTCCAGATTGCGGCGGGATTTACCTGTCGATATCGATGTGGATGCCATCTGGCGGATAGCTGAGCACATTGGTGCCACCCATAAGCAGTTTCGGGCAGCGTATTCCCGCGCTCTGAAACGTACCGCCGCTACCCTGCGTAAAAAAGCGATGGCAGACCTGAAGGACGGGCTGGCCCCCCGCAGCCTGGACCTTGTTCGTCGACGCCTGCTTTCCTTTCGCCTTGATCGCGCATCTCAGTCAAAACTGGATAACTTTCGTCTCTGGTTCGGCCTGAATGCCATCAAGGTCAAAGATCTTAAAGGTCGGATTAATGGGCGGGTGCGGCCTCGCCATTCCCGACGTGAAAAATCCACCGGACGGTTTATCAAGGCGCGACGCCAGGCGGACAATGCCGGGTTTATGCCAAAGGGCAGCGTGCTTACCCCGCGCACATTTGATAATGGGGAAGTGGCACGATCCCGTCGTGAGAACAGGCGAACGGTGGTTATTCGCGATCCTGACACGCGCCGCACCCGCGAGGCGGAAGTTGATATTTATGAGCCGATGCTGAACTACATCGAAGATAACGCCTTTGCGGAGGCGATGGAGATTTTCATGCATCACTTTGAAACCGATCTGCGCGGGCGCGTGAAAGCCCGTATTTCTGTCTGAGGTGAACCATGGCTGAGCCATTACTGCTGGGCCAGTATCACGATGCCGTCACCGGCGCGCTGAAAAAAATTGACTGGGTGCGCGACGCCGATGCCTATCCGGAAAAAAACGTGCCTCGATTTACCGGACTGACCACACCTGCGGTGTATTTCTCCATTAACAGCTGGGAGCAGGGCGGAGGCAACGAGGGGCAGCTCAACGTAAATCTCTCCTGCGATTTATCCGTTGTCGTGGATGCGGCAGGCGTGGGCATCAGCAGGCCGGAAATTTTTCTTCGAACGGCGGCAGCCGATATCACTCAGTGGATTGACGGCCAGCAGTTCGGCCTGACGCATCTGGAGCCCGCCATTTTTATCGATGCGGCACGCGATGAGTTCGATCCTCGCATGGATGACTATCTGGTCTGGAGAATTTCCTTCACCCAGTCTGCCGCCTTTGGCGCCGATCCGTTTGCACAGCTGAATGCCCCGCTGAAATCGGCATGGCTTGGCAAGGCGCCGGATATCGGTCGCGCGCACGTAGACGATTACCAGCTGATTTACGAGGCCAAACCCGATGAGTGATATTGAGGGCGATTTGCAGCGCCGCCTGGCGAATATCGTCCGGCGTGGTGTTATTCATTCCGTAAAGCACGACGGTATCCCGAAATGCCGGGTGGACCTTGGCGACATCACCACCACCTGGCTGCCGCTCTGCCAGGGCTTTTCAGGTACGAACCGGGCAGACTCGAATCCTTATGCGGTGGGCGATGCGGTCACGGTGCTGTCGGAGGCGGGCGAGCTGAATAATGGCCGGGTGTTTCCCGGCTGGAATACCGGCGGACTGCCGGTACCGGAGGGTAGCGACAGCGAACATATTACCCGGTACGGCGACGGTACCGAGATCCGATATGACCGTGCCGCGCATGCACTGACCATCACCCTGGCGGAGGGCGGAAGATACAAAATCATCGGTAAGGGTACGCTGGACGGCCCTGTGGAAATCACCGACACCCTGACTGTTCAGGGGAAAACGCAGATAAATTCCGACACGAGCGTGGCCGGAAATATCGGGGCGACACAGGAGATCTCGGACGGTACCGGAAAAATGAGCGGGATCCGCGAAACCTATAACCGGCATGACCACAAAGAAAATAGTGACGGTGGCGGAACCACAAATCCCCCCAATCAACAAATGTGACCTGCCGCGGCAGGTTTTTTTATGCCTGGAGAAAATGAATGGCGAATTTACATGGTGTAGAAACGATCGAGTTGACGTCGGGTACGGTCGCGGTCACGACGATCCAGACGGCCATTATCGGTCTGGTGGGTACCGCGCCGGATGCCTCAGCTGGTAGTCCGGCAGTGGGTACCGTCGGGACGCCAATACTGGACAACGTTGTGGAGTTTTCCGCGACGCTCGTCGGCAGAGCTGGCAATGTTCTGGTGGTTAACGCAACGGCTGGCGTTCCCGATGCGGAAAATCCCGCAGAGGTGGAGACGGCTGCCGTCTGGGACGCCGCTGCTACAACCCTGAGCATCACGCTGGGCTGTGATGAAAGTGGCAAGCTGAAAGCAACCCCTGCAGACGTAGTTACTGCCATCGATGCAGTAGCGGACACGAAAGTGACGGCATTGGGAACCGGCAGCGGAATTGTCTCTCCGTTTAGCCTGCAGCTGGCCGGCGGCGAAGATGAGCCGTTCCCGCTGAATACGCCAGTTGCGATTGTGGGTACCACGATGCTGTCCCGACTGGGTGACAAGGGCACGCTAAAACAGGCGCTGACCGAAATCAACGACCAGCGAAATGCCCTGACGGTGGTGGTCCGCGTTGCTGAAAACGCTGATGCGCAAAACGCGGAAAAACAACGGGCAGCGGTGCTGGCCGGGATCGGCGCACTGTCGTCTGCCAAATCCGTGACGACGTACCAGCCCCGTATCGTGATTGCGCCGGGATTTAGCGAGGATGATGCCGTGGGCAAGGCGCTGGAGACCGTTGCGGGCAAGCTGCGGGCGGTGGCGTATGTTGACTGCGCTAGGGGTGCCACGCTGCAGGAGGTGGTGCAGCGCCGTCAGTCCTATGGCATGCGCACCGAGTTGCTGCGCCCACGCGTGCAGGTCAGCAACGCCGACGGCCAGCTGGTCTACCGACCGTATTCAGCATTCGCGGCGGGGCTTCGCGCCCGCATCGATTTTGAAAAGGGATGGTGGTGGAGCAAATCCAACCAGGACATTAACAACATCCTCGGAGTGGAGCAGATCGACGAATTTATTCTGGGCGATGAAAACTGCGACGCCAACCTGCTCAACATGCAGAACGTATCCACCATTATCCGCCGGGCGGGGTTTAAACACTGGGGGAACCGCCTGTGCGGTACCGACCCGCAGTGGCGTTTTGAATCAGTTCGTCGCACTGCCGACGTCATCGAGGACAGTATTCAGGAAACGATGCTGGAATACGTTGACCGCCCGCTGGACCGGGAGAACGCCGACGACATCATCGGCACCATCAATGCCTACATGCGCCAGCTGGTCGGGCTCGGGGCCATTTTTGGCGGCCGCGCATGGCTGGATGAAGAGCTTAATACCGCTGAGAGCATGGCGGCGGGCGTGCTCTATATCAACTATGACTTCGGTCCGAAATCGCCGACTGAACTTATCAGCTTGCGTGTCCGGGTAAATAACAACTATGCACTTGAGGAGATGCTGGCAGCATGAGCGAAAAAAACACGTTACGCGTCTGGACCTTCTTCAGGCAGGGGATCCGCATTCAGGGCGCGCATGAATTCACGCCGCCGACGTTGTCCATCGTTAAAACAGACCTGCGAACCGGCGCGCAGGATGCACCTTCTCCCGTGGACGACGGCATGGAGGCCCTGACCTGTCAGCTGAAATTCTACGGTATCGATACGGACATGCTGACTGCATTTGGGTTTGTCAGCGGCAGCCGCCCGCGCTTTACGGCCTATCAGGGTTATCTGGCGAACGGTACCGCTCTGGGCACCATTGAGGAGATCGAAGGCTTTGTGCAGACCGTTACGCCGGATGCGCGGGGTAAGGATAGTCTGTCCGAAAATGCCATCACGGTGGAAATCGCAGTGAGCTATTACCGCCAGACCAAAGATGGCCGAGAGCTGTTTGCCATTGATACCGAGCAATTTGCGCGACGGGTGAATGGCGTAGATGTCCTGTCCGGCCTGGCGGCGAAAGTCCGCCTTTAATAAAAAACAGACAACGGCCTGCGGGCCGTTTTCATGGAGATAAATATGTCTTTTCCTGGTGAAACCCGCGTTATCAAACTTTACTCCCCTGTTTCGTATGAAAGCGGCGGCCTGCTCGAACAGGTGACGCTGCGCGAGCCGCTGGTGCGTGACCGTATCGCCTTTTCCAAAGATCGCGGCAGTGAAGAAGAAAAAGAAGCGCGCATGATTGCCCTGTTGTGCAATCTCAGCGAGCAGGATATCTGGCAACTGACCGCGGCGGATTATGCACAGCTGCTGGACGCGTTTAATGTTTTTATGCTCCCGCCCGCGGAGCGACCGAAAAAAGCCTGATCCGGGCGATCCGCTTTCTCGGGCGGCGCCTGCATTTTCCCATGACGGAATACCTGAATATGCCGTTCAGCGTGTTTTCTGATTTTCTCACTGACGAAGTGGAGGCGGTAAATCGTGGCCGGATTAAGCCAGAACCTTAAGGCCGTAATTACCTTTGGCGGTAATATTGATAGTTCATGGAGCCGTTCAGCTAACGGCCTGCAAAAAAGCCTGAAGGATGTCGGTAAGCAGTCGGAAAAGCTGACGAAAGATCAGGCGAAGCTGGCAGCGGAAATCAAGCGGGCAAAGCTCGCCGGGCAAAGCCTTGGCGATCTTAAGCGGCGTTACAGCGATGTATCCCGTGAGATCCGCAAAACTGAAGCCGATCAGCAGAAACTTAACCAGCAGATGCAGAAGACACAACGGCTGGCTGCGTTCAAGGGGGCCGGTAAAGGTCTCTTTCGCCGTGGGCTCGGTATCGCCGGTCAGTTGGGCGGTATGGTGGCCCCGGGGCTGGCGATCGGCGGGGGCGGGATGGTGGCTTCCGCGCTGGGCACCCTGATTGCCCCGGCGACCACCAACGCGGAGACGGCCCGGCGTGCCGGTGTGGCGAAAAGTTATAGCGTAGACATTCCGACGTTTGATGCCTGGGATACGCTCGCAAAACAATACGACATGAACGGGGAGAACATCGGCGATTTGTTCGAGGAGTATCTACACAAGGCGGGGGAGTATAAGCAGAACGGCAAGCAGGGATCGCTTCAGGACGCGTTTGATACGCTGGGGTTTAAGGCGGGAGACTTAGCCGGGCTCAGCGATATGGCTCAGTTTGAGAAAATCGTTGAGCGTGCGCTCAGCCTGCAGGATGAATCGAAAGCCTCGTTTGCGCTGGATTCACTGTTTGGTGGTGAGGCCAGCAAACTGCTCATGCTGATGAAGCAGTCCGGGAAGAGTTACCGCGATCTGATGGACGAGCAGCGCCGGTATAACCTCGTCACGAAAGAGGGAGCTGAAGGTGCGATGGAAGGCAACCGCGCCATTACCAATTTGAAGACCGTCTTTTCTTCTGCAATGGCGGAAATTTCCGGCCAGTTAGGTAACGAGCTGGCACCGGATGTTCGCCATCTCACTGATGATCTGGCGGAGTGGTTCAAAGGCGGCGGGATCAAACGCATTGTCAGTTTCCTTCGCAATGATCTCTATCCGGGTGTGCTGACGTTTGGGCAGGGAATTGTTTTTGTCGGGAAGGTGGTGTACGCGCTGGCAAAAAAATTGTCCTGGATGCTGCCGGATGAGCGAAGCGATCAGCGCGATGTCCTCAAATCGCTGGCCATGACCGGCTCGGTTGATATTGCCCGTATGACTGCGCAGCGAAATGGCCAGGGAGAATGGTTTGAACAGCAACTGAAGGAAAAGCCGGAACTGCCTGACGATGTGAAACAATCTTACCAGGATACGCGGGGCTTTTTCCGTGATGACGAGGAGGCATTCGACACCACCCTCGATAAGTATCTGACCCATGAGAACAGCGGCGGACTTTTCGGGCCGAATGGGTTAATGAAGCCGGCACAGCAGCAGTCTGTCACGCCCGGGACTGGCCCGAAGGCTTGGGATAATTACCCCCAGACCCTGCTGGCGCCATTACCGCCAGAAACATCACCGCAGGTGGTACTGGGTAGAACGGAACCGGACTCACGCCGGCAGACCGGCGTACCGCGTACCGTTCCGCTTTCCGGCAATGCTGACGGCAGCCGGGGGAATGCCGGCACGGATGCGGAAGGTCGCTGGGATATGTTGTTGCAGAAACTGGATACAGCGGATACCGCACCTGTGCCCCGGCAACTGACAGACAACCGCCGGTTCGAATACCGGTTTGAAATTCACGGCGCACCGGGGCAGGACGAGCGGGGGATAGCTGATGAGGTAGAGGCTGTGACGAAAAGCAACACGGCTTTTACGGGTGACAGCAGCATGCTGGATGGAGGACAAATCTGGTGAGTGAAATTATTCCGATCTTCGATGACTTCGGCCAGGCAGGTGCCAGCGCGGCTCGTGGCGCGCAGGCAGCCCGGGTGATGTTGATGCTGGGCGATTTCGCCTTTTCCATCGATACCACGGCGTATAATCAGCTGACCCGTGAAGCCAGCTGGCGATGGAGCGAGCAGGAGCGTATCGGCAAACAGGACCTGTTGCAGTATACCGGCAAGCCAGGGCGAACCGTCCGGCTTGAAGGTGAATCGCATGCTTTCTTCCGTAAGGGGGTGGATGCCGTTAACGATCTCTATGATCTCGCTGACCAGAACAAGCCACAGCAACTGGTCAGCGGTGAAGGGGATGTGCTGGGCTGGTGGGTAGTGATCGACTTCTCCGACACGACAAACCGTTTCCTGCCAGGTGGTGGCCACCGAAATAAAAACTGGACGATGACGCTGAAACATTATGCCGACGACATATCAAACCCGTGACGGTGATGTGCTGGATGCAGTCTGCGCTTTGCATTACGGCATCGAAAATCTTTCTTATTTCGTGACACAGGTTCTTGAAGCGAATCCGGGGCTGGCTGATATCGGCGCGGTTTACCCTTCAGGTCTCTTTATCACGCTGCCGGATCTGGCACCTCCGGTTCAGGACTCGGTCTTCAGCCTATGGGATTAAAATGACTGAACAGATTGTTAAACCGGAATACGCGCCAGCGTTCAGCGTCAGCGCGGAGGGAAAGGATATCACTCGGGCGCTGCAGCAGAGCTTAGCAGAGATGACGCTGACAGATTACGGCGGCGCCACGGCGAAAGCGGATGAGCTGAAGATCACATTACTTTCAGAAACCCTCCACCTACCGACAAAAGGTGCACGGCTACGCGTGGCGCTGGGCTTCAACGACCAACTAGTGGATAAGGGCTGGTTCGTCGTAGCCGGCGTTGGCAGTAGTGGTCCGCCCCGGCGTGTGGAAATTTATGCAACGGCCGCGCCCATGAATGCGCAGAAACAGCCTGGTGATGTGCTTAGTCAGAAAACCCGAAGCTGGGACAATTTGCGCCTGGCGGATTTGGTTAAAACCGTGGCCACCGAAAACGGTCTGGTACCGAAAGTGGCTACGGAGCTTGCGAACATCCATATTGACCATGTTGATCAGGTGGCGGAGTCCGACGCCAACTTGCTGACCCGGCTTGCCCGGACTTGGAATGCTGTCAGTAAACCATCCGGCGGATACTGGCTTTTTCTCCGACAGGGCGCAACGGCTAACGCCTCAGGTGAACAAACCGGGGGGGTGGTTATCACCCCCGAGGAAGTTTCAAACTGGTCATACAGTGAGGGCGAGCGGGGGAGTTCGACGGGGAAAGCGACCAGCAGCAGCGGTAAGTCATCAGGCAAAATCGGTGTGCGCTATTACGATGAAGCGGATGGGAAGACTAAAACTACCGAGGTTGATCATGATGGACCCTCGATGGCGAACCCCTTCACCCAGCCCGCAAAGGAGACTGCTGACCAGCAGGCCAAATCGAAAAAAACGCAGGCTCAGCGCAATGAGCAGAAAATGACGGTGACGGGCCCGTGCCGCCCGAAACATGTCCCGCTTACGGCAGAATCCGGCGTATCCACGTCTGGCTTTGGCGAACGAGAAGATCGTGCCTGGGTGGTGGAATCGCTGGTGTATTCCCTTACGCCTGGCGGGTTCAGCTACACCTACAACCTGGTAGTTGATATTCGCAAGCCTGCGAAATCTTCCAAAAAATCCGGCAGCAAGGATAAAACTGGCCCGGATTATTTCGGTTAACTCTCCGCCTACTGGCGATCCTCATACGGAAAAACATTATGAACGGTGTAAACAGCCGGACCGGTAAACGCCTGTCCGGCGTCGCCCATTTGCGCCAGTCCGTCAGCGACATACTTACCACTCCCATCGGGAGCCGGGTTCTTGTCCGGGACTATGGCAGTGATCTGTTTTCGCTGGTGGATAACCCGCGGGATGATCTAGCCCGTCTACAAATAATCGCCGCGTCAGCGACCGCACTGGCCCGGTGGGAGCCGCGGCTGAAGGTAACACGTGTGCTCGTTTCCTTTCTTGAAGGGACGTCGGGCTGTGTGCTGGATGTTGAAGGTATCAACAAGGAAACCAATTTACCTGTCAGAACGGGAGACATAACGATTTATGGCAAGTAGCTATGACGTGATCAACCTGTCCGAACTGGAGGTGCCGAATGCCATTGTGGTGCCGGATGCGGCTGAAATCTTCACCCGCTGGCTGGCGCGACTGCGGGAGCTTGATAAGCAGTTTGATGCGTTGGTGGAATCCGACCCGACGTTTAAACAGGGGGAGGTGAATGCCTACCAGCTGACGTTGGCTTTTCAGCGGGTTAATGATGCCGTGCGGGCGGTATTTCTGGCGAGTGCAAAAGATGCTGACCTTGACCAGATTGGTGCCGCATTCAACGTTAAACGGCAGGTGATTAAGCCCGGTGATCCGCTTGCTATTCCACCAGTCGAGCCTGAACTCGAAGACGATGCAGCATTCCGCGAACGTATTCAGCTTTCATGGGCACAGCTTAATACAGCAGGCGCACGTAACGCATACCGCTTTCACGCGAAGTCTGCCGATACGGATGTGCTGGATGCTGATGCCTATGGGCCAGAAACCCATAACCTGCCCGGATACGTTGATGTCTATGTCCTGTCACGTACCGGAGACGGGACGGCGGAGAAAACCCTGCTTGAAAAGGTTGACAGCACACTGAATGCGGATGAAATCCGCCCGTTAACGGACTATGTGACGGTTAAAAGTGCCACGATCGCAAACTATGCCGTTACGGCGGAGCTGGAGATCCCGGAAGGACCGGACGCCAATACGGTGCTGAATAACGCTATCGATGTTTTACGGTCATACACCACGCTTTCCCATCGGATTAAAACTGTCGTCCCTCTGTCCGCTATTTATGCCTCGCTGCAGCAATCCGGTGTGGTACGGGTAAGGCTGATATCTCCGGCAGCAGATCTGGAAGCGGAAGCGGGTAAAGCGCCCTGGTGTACCGCCATAAATGTCACCCGTAGAGAGGTAAGTAGTAATGACGGCTAAGTTTCGATCTCTGCTGCCTCCTGGAGCATTTCATGAGGAGCGGGCGCAGGAGAAGGCCAGTGCTGAGCAAATCGCCACCCTCAATACCAATATGGTGCGTAATGCCAAAAATCCTGACACATGTCCGGCGCATCTTCTCCCCTGGCTGGCCTGGGAGCATGCCGTTGATTTCTGGGATGACGGCTGGACAGAGGTGCAGAAGCGACAGGTGATAAAAGATGCCGCATATGTTCATCAGCACAGGGGAACGGCCGGAGCGGTACGCCGTTCTCTCGGGTCGGTGAACCTGCCCACGACCGTGGTGGAGTGGTGGGAAGACACCCCGCGGGCTGAACCTTACACCTTTCGGATCGAAGTACAAAGCAGTGAGGTGGTCAGTGATGCTCTCTATCATCAGATCCGCCAACTTGCCGAGCGGGCCAAGAACCTGCGCAGCTACCTTAGCAAAATCGATGTGATGGCGAATGTAGGTATGGACGGGGCTTTTTATATATCGGGTGCGACAACAGCGCATATCGATGTGGACATTTTTGCCGGGGAATCTCATGGCTGATTACTACTCAATTATTACTAACCGGGGTAAAGAACTGGAAGCAGAGGCTCTTGCCAATGGTAGCCTAATTGTATTGACCAACTTTGTAGTGGGTGACAGCAATGGCAAGCAGGTCAAGCCAGATCCGGCGCAAATCCGGTTAATCAATGAAACGTACCGGGGAGATATTGCAGAGCTGGTGGTATCCCCGGAACAGTCCGCGCAGTTAATGGCGAAAATCGTTCTGCCGACCGGGATAGGTGGGTTCACCGTTCGAGAAGTCGGTTTATTGACTGATGCCGGAGAACTGTACGCAGTGGCAAACTGCCCATCTATCGATAAGCCTGTTGGCGGAGTCAGCGTCAATATGCAGTTTCGCCTGGCTGTATCAGATACCTCGAATGTTACACTTAATGTTGCAACAGGCGACGGGTTATTCCTGCGCATAGACCAGTACCTGAAAGAGATAAAAGCGCGGGGTGCGGAAGCACAAAAAACATCGCGGGAATCCATAGGTGTCCTTGTTGGCACGACACTGCAAAGAGGGCTGGTTCAACTTAGCAGCGCAGTGAACAGCACCAGTGAAACGCAGGCTGCTACCCCATACGCAGTTAAAATCGTAATGGATAATGCGAATGCACGATTATCTAAAGACCGGAACGGCGGTGACATTCCAAATGTTGCATTATTTCAACAAAACCTCGGCTTGGTAGAAACGATAAAACTTGCTGCTGGCGCTGTACAATCAACGCGAAGAGTTAATGGTCATGAATTGTCTACGGACATCAATGTCACAGCTCAGGATATTTTCAACGGCCAGGTTGTGGAGATTGGTGAGAATCAGAATCTGGATAATTACCAGGTGCCTGGTCTTTATTTTCAGGGTGCGAACGCAAACACCAATGCAGCACTAAATTACCCGGAGAATAGTGCCGGCTCTCTAATGGTACTGAAAAGTGCAGGAGTCACACAGGTTTATCGTGTATATGGCAGCTCGCGAAGCTATTCACGCAGTAAGTATTCAACATCCCCCTGGACGCCGTGGATGCCCGATGATGCTTTCCCGATCGGGGCGCCAATTCCGTGGCCATCAGATTCAACTCCAATCGGATACGCTTTAATGCAGGGGCAAGCCTTTAATAAAGCGGCCTATCCATTACTTACACTCGCTTATCCGACTGGTGTTATCCCGGACATGCGAGGGCAGACGATTAAGGGTAAACCGAATGGTCGAGCGGAGCTCTCTTATGAGCAGGATGGCATAAAGTCGCATAACCACACAGCCAGCGCCTCAAGTACGGATTTGGGGACAAAGTCCGTGTCAACATTCGATCACGGAGCAAAAACGGTAACTACATTCGACCATGGGACCAAAACAACCAGCAATACTGGTGCCCATGCACACAGTATTGCTGTAGGGAATACTGGCGCAGGCAATGGCGTTTCTGCGGGTTATAACTCTGGACTTGGGACAGGTGCCACGTCCAGTGCAGGAGCGCATGCGCACACTGTAGCTATAGGCGCACATAATCATACTGTAGCTATTGGTTCACATAACCATACCGTTGCTATAGGTTCTCATGGACACGACATCACGGTTAACGCAGCCGGTAATACTGAAAATACCGTTAAGAACATTGCATTCAACTATATTGTGATGCTTGCATAATGGCTTTTGAAATGACTGACGCAGATCGAATTATTACCATTTATAATTTTTCTGCTGATACGAATGAGTTTATTGGCAAATGTGATGGCTTTATTCCCGCTCATACTGGCTTGCCTGCAAATTCTACAGATATAGCACCGCAGGCTATCGAAGAGGGATTTGTTGCTGTATTCGATTACAAGGAAAATAAGTGGGTGCTTTATGAAGATCATCGTGGAGAAACTGTATACGATATAAATACAGGTAAACCATTTGCCATTATTCACTTAGGCGCTTTACCT